TGAAACATCTCTAAAAAGAGATAAAATAATGAAACAACTGGGAACTACTACAAAAGGTAAGTTAGAAAATATGGACCCAGATAAAATTTTTCAATACTTATATAATAATAAAGCACCTTCAACTTTAAATAAAGTTATGACTATTATCAGGCAGGATGATAATTTATTAAAAGCTTTTCAAACAGTTGCCAAAGACGATTTGATGTTCAAAGCAACTAACAACAGAGGTCAATTTGTATTTGATAAGTTTGCAGATTATATGAAAAATAATAAACAGATTTTAGAAAGAACTTTTGCCGACAATCCACAATACGTAAAAGATTTAAATTTATTTAGAGATGCTTTAGAAATAACTACTAGAAAGTCAGCTCAAAAAACTATTAGTAAAGCAGAAACCGCTTTAAATGATATTATTAGAGCTAGGCTTGGACAATTTACAGTAGCAGGTAGAACATTTACAGCTTTGAAAAAAATATTTAGATCAGACATTGATAGACAATTAGCAGAAATTATGACAGATCCTAAAAAATTAGATCAACTTTTAAGTTTAAAGAATGTAAAAACAACTTCAGACACAGCTAAACAAACTATATCTAGATTGTTCGGTTACTACATGTTTGATGAAAAATTCTTTGAGGATGATGAATACAGTCCATTAATTATTGATGCAGTCAATAACACAAAAGTATCTGAAGCAGTAATTGATGCGCAAGAAGGAGATGATCCAGTAGAATTAGCAGAATTAGAAGGTAGTAAACTACCCTTAAACTTAACGGCAAGTACAGCTGCTCCAGGAGCAATGCCACCAATGGCCCAACCTCAAGGAATAGCGGGAGTGCAGTCAAGACAAAACTATGAAGCAATGTTCCCTGACGATGCTTTAGGAACAGCTATATCGAAAAGAGGAATCGCATAATGACTAAATCAGCTCTAGAAAAAATTGAGTCTCACGAAAAATTATGTAGAATAATGCAAAAACAAACACACGATAGAATGGAAAAAATAGAAGGTTCCATTGGAAGAATAGAAAAAATATTAATAGGCTGTGCTAGTGGCTTACTAGCTGGTATGGGTTTTATTATTTTTGAACTATTAACGAGGATATGAAATGCCGGCTCCTGTCCTTGGCCTTCCTGCATTATTACAAACAATAGCTACAATTGGCGTTGGTGGAGCCGTAGGATATAAAGCACAAAAAGATTTACAACCAGTAATAAAATCGTTAAAGAACAGTCCGGAAGATATGGATAGTTCAGAATTAAAAATGTTACGGGCACTATTGCTACCTAACCAAGCTGTAGCTCAAGAGTTAAAAGATATGACTACTTCTAGATCTGTTAAAGCAACAGGAGATGGCCAAGTATTTGCTCCCGATGCAGATGAAATAGAAAAACAAAAAGAAGATTTAGAGATACTTTTAAAACCACCCACAAGAGCGCCCGAACCAGTTAAACCAGTCATAGAAATATTTCCTGGGGATACGTTAGAACCTCCGCAAATACCAACTACAGAAAAACCTGAAATACAAACAAAAGAAAGTTTTCCAGATTTATCAGAAGAAATAAATAAACCACAAATATTTGAGCAAAAAGAAAGTAAAGGTATTATGGGAACAAATTCTCAAGAGGGTGGAAAAATAATTAAAGATGTGACTGCCGGAGTATCAGCACAAGAGGATGCTGTACCTAGTTTATTAGAACAAGGAGCACTAGCAAAACCTATTAAAGATTTCTTTAATGAAGATGATCAAGTAGTAAATTATAAAATTGGTGACACTATTGGAGCTTATGGAGGAACTGTTGAAAGAAGTTTGGATATAGAAGCAAATGTAAAACCTGATTTTAACATAGATACATTTGGAGAAGTTATAAAAGAAAGAGCAAAACAATTTAATCAAGACGCTGTGTTTGTTGCTGAATCGGTTCCGGCAGATTTTGAAGGAGCAAACGTAGGCTTTAGTTTAGATTTTGGTTCTGATTTAAAAATGAAAGATGCTTTAGATGTGTCTGGAAAATTATCAGAGACAGCTCAATTAGATGGTTTTACTTTTAAGGTTAAAAACTTAGATACATCTGGTTCATCAATATACTTGCCACAAAACATTATAGATGCAGAGTTAACGGAAAAAGCTATCAAAAGATACGGGGTGACTGATGAAATTAATAAAGCAGGTTTTATAATGCCTGATGGTAAAATGTTAAATTTTTCAAGAAACGGAAATGTAAGGGATACCGAACACCGGAGAATCAATCTAACAATGGGTGGTTCTGACGTAAATGATTTTGGACCAATGTATGATTTTATGAACAAGACCGGTGCTATAAGATTAACAGGTAATGCTAATAGACTGTATGCAGAACTATCTTCTAAACCATCTAATACACAACTAAGAAAAATTGTTGATGAATATAATAATAATAGAGAAAAATATGATTCAATGATTATAAGTATTACAGTTCCCGGCAAAGAAAAAGGTAGCGGTCAGTTTGGTCAACCAAAAATAGAAGCACAAGAAAAAGGTATTGATCTAAGAAAGCAAGACTATAGATTACCAAACGAAGCTTTTTACGAAGTTAATGGAGAGAAAGCAAATGCTACAGATATTTTAAATAAATTTAAATCTACTGATGTAGCAGGCAAAACATTTACTGGTATCAGACAGTTAAACATTCCTGATTTTTCAAATATTTCTGATCAAGAAGCGTTACAAAAAATAAGAAATTTACAAAACAATATGGGTAAGTTTATTGAATCTACTGGATTAAAAACTCTGGACAAACCTAAAACAAAATTCTATAACACTAAACTATACACAAAAGGAAAAGATTATTAATGGCTACAGTAAAAGGATTATACGATTTAATTAAAAAAGAACAAGCTGAAGGTAAGCCTATAGGCATGTTTGAACAATCTATCATCGATGCTTATGAAGCAGGCAAAGATGATAAAAAAACAAAAGAAGTAGATGTTTCATTTGTAAAAAATAAAGATGAAACTAATTAAAAAATATCCTTACACACATTACAATCGTTTTTCAGACACTACCGGTAGAAAATATTTAGTAGGTCAAGCTAAAGTTCCAAGTGTAACAACAATACTATCAGCCACTAAAGACAAACGTTTTTTAGAAAATTGGAGAAGAAAAGTGGGTAATGAAGAAGCTGATAGAATAATGAGACAAGCATCTACTATCGGTACAGAAATGCATCAAGTATTAGAGTACGCGTACAACGGACAAGGGTATTACAACGCTAACGAAGAAACAGGTAAACAGCCTAGGATGATGGCTAAAATAATATTACAAAATTTAAAGATAGAAGAAGTTTGGGGTAATGAAGTATCTTTAGAATACGAGAACCAGTTTGCAGGGACAACGGATCTTGTAGCACTAGCGTATGGTAAACCGTCCATAGTAGATTTTAAACAAGCAAACAAACCTAAACGAGAAGAATGGGTAGATGATTATAAGTATCAACTAGGAGCTTACTATCTTGCTCATAAAAAAAACTACGGGCCTATCGAACAAGGGGTGATTAGTATTTGCACAAGAGATCTTCAATACCAAGAATTTAAAATGAATGAATCAGATTTAATGGAGTATGGGGATAAGTTTTTAGAAAGAGTAGAACAATTTAAAAAGTTACAATAACCAATCTTTAAGTTCTTCTTCACCTAAAGTTTTTGCAGCTATCTGTCCTTTTATAGTTAAAGCTTTCATAATTTTTTCATCTATAGTATTTTCAGTTATAATATCAATAATCACAACAGTTCCTGTTTGCCCTGATCTATGAGCTCTGTCTTCAGATTGTTTTCGTACTTCTAAATTATAGTTGTTAGAGAAGTAAACAACTGTATTAGCAGCAGTTAATGTTAGACCATAACCACCTGTTGTTGGATTGCTTACAAAAAATCTTACCTTAGGATCATTTTGAAATAACTCGATAGCTTTCTGTCTATCTTTAAGTTTGGTGGCCCCATATATTTCAACAAAAGATTCTTTACCATATTTGGTAGTAAGAAATTGTTTTATTTGTTCAATGTTATAGATGTAATTAGCCCATATGATAATTTTATCGTCTGTTTCTTCTATGATTTCTTCAAGAGCATTAATTTTTTGTTTACCAAACTCCATCATTTTTCCATCATCATCCTTACAGAAACCATTGGTGACCTGATGTAATTTTATCATTTCAGTTAATTTATTACTAAAAGAAATAGTAGAGTCTCCAATGATTGCTAAAGCACGTCTTCTAAGTTTTTCATACAAGATACCTTGTTCACTAGACATAGTGACATGCCTTTTCTGTCTTACTTTTGGTTTTAAATCTAAACATTCATCTTTACGAACTCTAAAAGAAAACTTATCTAACTTATGTTCTAATTCCTCAATGTTTTTGTAGTATTTAGGTATGCTAATAAAACGGTTGGCCCCCATTTGTATTTGATGCATTTCAGCATATCTATTTCTAAAAGAATAAAAACTCTCAAAACCTAATAGTTTAGGATCTAAAAAATAACACTGAGAGTATAAATCGAGTGGGGATTTAGTCACTGGAGATCCAGTTAAAATTCTTCTAAATTTAATATGTTTACTAAGGGATAAAATGTATTTAGTTCTCTTAGCCTTTGGGTTTTTAATCGTAGTAGACTCATCAATAACAGCAAAATTTTTAGGAAATTTTTTAAGAAAAGACTCTGCTTCTTTGTACCCGTTTTTACCGCTAAGGGCCTCGACATTCATTAGAAATATTTTAAGTTTTTTACTTTTTAAGAAAAAATTCCAGCTTTTAGGTTTATCTAATTTCCATTGAAATATATCTCTACCTACTACATCTGGTAGGTGCGCTTGTATTTCTTTACTCCATATAGTGTATACAGATTTTGGAGCAATAATTAATACTGTATCAATTTCTTTTCTTAAATATAAATACCCAATATTATCAATAGCTGTTTTAGTTTTACCAGTACCCATCTCCATAAAATAAGCATATGAATTTTCTTCAGCTGATTTATTTAAAGCAGTTCTTTGGTGTTCAAAAGGTTTAGTCTTATACGGGTATTTCCATTCCATCAAAATTATATTAATTTTTTTCTTGCATTAATCAAGAAAATAATTATTAAGGCTCCAGGAGGAAAATATGGAAAACTTAAATATAGAAAAGTTCTCAAATATCGAGTTAGGTAAAGACGAAGTTGAATCTATTTCTGATAAATGTAATGAACTAAAAAGTCTTCATAAACAAATTGAAGACAAAGAAGAAGAAATTTCTGAGCTGAAAAAAAAGGCCAAAGAATATGAGGAACGAATAATTCCTGATATGATGCACGAGGCAGGAGTTCAAAAGCTTGAGCTTAAAGACGGTTCAAAGGTTGAAGTAAAACCTTTTTATGCTGCTAAAATTCCTGAGTCGAGAAACGATGAGGCTTTTAGTTGGCTTAGAGATAACGGTCATGGAGACATGATCAAAAATATCTTAACGGCAAATATAGACAAAGGAAAAGACAATCAAGTTTCTGAGTTAATCAAAATTTGTGATGATCTTGGATTTGCATATACTCAAAAACAGAAGGTTGAACCTATGACCCTGAAGGCATTTGTTAAAGAACAAGTGGAAGAAGGAAAGCAGGTTCCATTCGACATGTTTGGAGTGTATATTGCTAATAAGACAAAAATAACGAACAAATAATAACGGAGTAACTATGAAAATAAATGACAAAAAAGAAGTCGCTGTCAAAGAAGTTGGTGGCGCTGTTGCAAATATAAATTTGGAACAATTTGCAGACGAAGGTTTTGAAAATGTAGACTCAAAAAGTTTGGCTTTACCATTTTTAAAAATACTTGGTCAACTATCTCCACAAGTAACGCAAGGAGATTCACAATTCATATCAGACGCAAGACCTGGTATGATTTTTAACACTGTAACTAATCAATTATATGATGGTCAAAAAGGAATTTCAGTAGTTCCATGTTTTTACAAGCTTGAGTATATTGAGTGGAGAGACAGAGGTATGGATGGAAGTTCAGCACCTGTAAATATCTATCCTGCAGACAGTGATATAATGTCGAAAACTAACAGAGACGATAAGAATAAAGATAGACTCGAAAACGGAAATTACGTTGAAGAGACTGCTTCACATTACGTCTTAATTGTGGAAGACAAAAATGTATCTAGCACTGCTATGATGACTATGAAATCTACTCAAAGAAAAAAATCTAAAAAGTGGAATTCAATGATGATGTCAGTGAGAGAGAAGAAAAAAGATGGGTCAGGTTATTTTAAACCTGCACCATTTACTCAAATGTACACTCTAAAAACTGTATTAGAAAAGAATAATTTAGGTTCTTGGTATGGTTGGGAGATTGAACATGAGGGTACAATTCAATCGAGCGATGTCTTAGAGTCTGCTTATAATTTTTACAAAAGTTGTAAGCAAGGAGCTGTAAAAGTTAATCACGATAAAGAAGAGTCCACGGAAAAATCACCATTCTAGTATGGACGTACTTGACAAGACCCTGGGGGAGTTTATAGAACTCTTCCAGGGTTCACTCACATATTTTGGAGCTTCTAAACCGTTAGGCCAAACGCGTAGCCGGGACGGGAAGCAAGAATTTAGGCATTGGGTTGAACCCAAACCAATGACTAAGGATCATTGGTTACAACATTTAAAAGGAGAAGCTTACTATGGATCCGTTCCCATTCGAGATGATAATACATGCAGTTGGGGGGTCATCGATGTTGATCGTTATAATATACAGCATAAGGACGTTATATCGGTTATACGGAAAAGGAAATACCCACTCGTCCCATTCAGATCAAAATCCAACGGACTCCATTTAATATTATTTATTGACGGTGTTGTCGAAGCTTCCGACATGCGTAAAAAATTAATTGAGCTTGCTTCTGATTTAGGTGTTAATGATACTACAACAGATATTTATCCTGCCCAAGACAAAGTAGATCTTACCCCGGAAAAGTGGGACGACAAACATAAAGGAAGTTATGTAAACCTTCCTTACCAAAAAGCGCACATGACAACTAGAGTTGCAATGGATGATGATGGTAACTCGATTAAATTAGAAGATTTATTTGAATTTGTAAAACAACATAAACTTACCCCAGAAAATTTTAAAAAATTAAAAGTATTTCAAGACGATGAAACAAAAGATTACCCACCTTGTGTAGTTAACTTTATGAAAAACAAAGTGCAAAAAGGTGAGGGCCGTAACGATGCTATGTTTAATGTGGCTGTATTAGGTAAAAAAATTAATCCAGATCCCGTCATGTACCAAGATTGGACACGTAAGATGATGGGTAAAGTATGTTCTGAGGAATTACATCCAAAAGAATTAGAAAATATTTTTAGAGGAGTTGAAAATAAAGAGTATGCTTATAAATGTAAAACATCCATAGCTAGAATGCATTGTTCTTCAAGCACATGTTTGAGACGTAAGCATGGTATTGGGGCTAATGAAGCTATACCTGAAGTTGGAAAACTTGTTAAAATAAATTCATATCCGGAACCTTATTGGATTCTTCCCATACAAGGAAAGTCAGTTAGATTATCTACAAAACAATTATACCAACAGCAACTATTAGGAGAGCAATTATTAAATTATGATATTGTTTGGAGACCTCTTAAAGCATCAAAAAGAGATCCAGATCCTTATAGAGATTGGCTTGAAGAATTAGTTTCTAACAAACAAGACATGGAAGGGTTTGATGCTCATGAAGAACAGAATGATGTATTTAATTCAAGGTTATCACAATTCTTAGAAGATGTAGAGGATACCACTGAGTTTGATCAAATAGATTCAGGAAATATTTGGATAGATAAAGTAGAAATGAGATTTAAACTAGAAACGTTTAGAAAATTTATGAAAAAGATGGGGTACAATTGGTCCGAAAAAGATTGTACTAAATTCTTAGAAGCAGGGGGAGCAGTGCCTAAGAAAAAATTTCAAAACATTGACACACGTCATTGGATTGTGAAATTACCAAAACAAACAGAGCATAAAAACAAAGATGTTAAATTCGTTAAACAAAAAGCTGCGTGGGAAGACAATTAAAATTTTTGGGCCACCCGGAACTGGAAAAACTGAGAATCTTTTAAGAAGAGTTCAACGTTTTTTAAAACAAGGAATATCTCCAGAAGAGATATGCTACATATCTTTTACTAATAAAGCGGTAGATGAATGTGTTGGACGTATTCGTAAAAAATTTAAAGAGTATGATGAAGATAGATTTCAATATTTTAGAACCTTACATAGTTTGGCTCGACAGCAGTTTGCTGAAATACCGGTGTTAGATCCTAAAGCAGATTTGTTAATGTTTCATACACAATACGGAACGGTAAAAGTAAATTTTAAAAATGAATATGATGATGTAAAAGTTTATAATAATTGGTCGCTTCAAATTTACGATAGAGCAAGAAACATGAAAGTAGATCCAGTTTGGTTATATAAACAACAGCCGAGAAAAGCGGTACGTTTACAACAGTTCAAGTCGATTATTGCGGGATACGAGGAGTTTAAAACAATGGAAATGGAGAACGGACAACGGACAGCGGACAGACTAGACTTCACCGATATGGTAAAGAAATTTATAGATGATGCGGGACAACTTCCTATAAAAGTTTTGATGGTAGATGAAGCTCAAGATTTAACCCCGTTGCAGTGGGACATGGTTGTTAAAATTGCAAAAAATGTTTGGAGAGTTTACATAGCAGGAGACGATGATCAAGCAATCTATGAGTGGAATGGAGCTGAGGTAGAATATTTTCAAAGCTTTCCTGGAAGAAATGTAATTTTAAAAAAATCAGTAAGACTTAACAAAGACGTACATTTTTTTTCTAAATGTTTATTGTTAGGTATGAAAAACAATAGAGTAGAAAAAGAGTTTTATTCAAATGATAAAGATGGGGCCATATATTATTGGAATACTTTAAAGAAAGTACCTTGGAATTTAACTGGTAGTTGGTTAATCTTAGCACGTATCAATGATGTTAAAAAAGAACTACAAGAAGAAGCTAGGAATTTATCTCTTTATTATCAAGATGTTAAAGGCAATAAATCTTTTGACATGAATCAGTTCAAAGCTATTCAATATTGGGAAAAAATATGTGAAGGGGGAAGCATTACCAGAGAAGAAGCTTGCATTATGTATGAGTATTTACTAAACATAGACCATGGATTTAGGTCTCAAGACAGTAAAAAATGGTCGTTTGCTCATCCTAATCAGGTATTTAACTTTGACGAATTACATTTAAGATGTGGTATGACAGATAATAAGGGCCCTTGGTTAAAAGTTTTTAAAAGAAAATTTAAAGAAAAAGATAAGCAGTATTTTTTAAAAATGATTAAAGAAGGTGTGGATTTAAACCAACCTCCTAAAATTATTATAGACACAATACACCAGGTAAAAGGAGGAGAAGCAGATAATGTTGTATTATCTAGTAAATGTAATTTTCCTTCACACTTTGAGAAAAAAAATTTAGCAGAGAAAATAAAAGAACTTCGGGTTTGGTATACGGGTGCAACCAGATCAAAGGGGACACTTCACTTATTAGGCACTCATCATCAATTTAATTTTCCGTTAGGAAAATATTACAAACTATATGAGGCTAATTATGTCAGATAAAAATATGTTCGATGAAGCTTTTCCTCAAGATAAACAAATTGGGGGATCTCACTACCAACACTATTTAATTCAACCCTATGAATTTATATCTAAAAACGAACTCACGTTTTTTCAAGGAAACGTTGTAAAATATGTTTTGAGATACCCATATAAAAATGGTATAGAAGATCTTGAAAAGATAAAACACTATTGCGATTTAGAAATTGAAAAAATTAAAAATGCCAAAAAAGAAAAGTAAAATAATATTGTGTGAGAAATGTAATGATTTTGCGGCTGTTATAATTCACAATTATAATTACTACTGTGCAGAGTGTGCACTTTTCATAATGAATATTCCATACAAAAAAGCAACATTCATAGAGGATGCAAATTTAAGTAGGAAGGTACAATGACTCATCAATTAAATTTTATATACAATGATTCTGATTGGGTGTGTCCTTCAGAATATCCAGATTTATCTCAGGCAAAAGAAATTGCAATCGATCTAGAAACTAAAGACCCAAATATTAAAACTAAGGGATCAGGTTGGGCAACCTTTGATGGCCATATCGTAGGTTTTGCAGTTGCTGCGTTTGATCAACAATGGTACTTTCCAATAGGCCATGATGCAGGTGGTAATATGGATATTTCAATGACCACTGCTTTTATACAAGACATTCTCAAAACTCCTGCAACTAAAATTTTTCACAATGCTAGTTATGATGTGGGTTGGTTGTTGGTAAATGGATTCGAGATTAAAGGTAAAATAATTGATACTATGATTGCGGCCGCAGTAGTAAATGAAAACAGATTTAGTTTTAGTTTAAATGCTTGTGCTAAAGATTATTTAGGTGAGATAAAAAATGAAACTTTCTTAAATGAAAAAGCTAAAGAATGGGGTATAGATCCTAAAGCAGATATGTGGAGATTACCCGCAGGTTATGTAGGTTTTTATGCAGAACAAGATGCGGCCTTAACTTTAAAATTATGGCAAAGATTAAAACAAGAAATTGTTAAACAAGATTTACACGATGTTTGGGAAATGGAAATGGAATTACTCCCTATCTTAATTGATATGAGAAGAAGGGGAATTCGAGTTGACATAGATAAGGCTGAACAAATTAAAAAAGAATTCAAACAAAAAGAGGCAATTGTTTTAAAAAAAATAAAGGATGAAACAACAATCGGTGTAGATATTTGGGCCGCAAGATCAGTAGCGCAAGTGTTTGATCGAATAGGTGTTGATTACCCACGGACAGCGAAAACCGAAGAACCTAGCTTCACACAAAATTGGTTAATAAATTGTAATAACCCGATAGCGCAACTAATAAGAGAAGCAAGAGAAATAAATAAATTCCATTCAACATTCATAGACTCCGTTTTAAGATATACCCACAAAGGTAAAATCCATTCTGAAATAAATCAGTTAAGATCTGACCAAGGTGGAACAGTATCAGGACGTTTATCATATTCTAATCCAAATCTCCAACAAATTCCTGCACGTAATAAAGAATTTGGAGACAAGATAAGAAGTTTATTCTTACCCGAAGAAGGTAAACAGTGGGGAAGTTTTGACTACTCACAACAGGAACCAAGACTTGTTGCTCACTACGCGGCAT